GTAGTTATGGTAAGAGTACTAAAAAGAAAAAAATTGAGGTAGAAAAAACAAAGTATAAAAAGGGATATTTGTGGCCAGGATATCACTACTTTGAACAAGCTTTCCTAGAACTAGCACCAAAAATCGTCGGAAATCTTAAAGAATCACTAGATGTAGGTTTTAAGCACTTCGATAGAGAAAACAATAGAACAAAACACCAAAGGACTGGTGAAATCTTAAAGTCATTTAAGGACATATAATGTCGACATACGAAAAGAATTTACATTTTCTAAAAGAAGCGATTTTTGACAAGCTCAATAGTGACGTAACACTTCAAAGGTTATTGGGCAGTAGTGGTAGAATCTTTCACATAAATCCACCTAGGGATGCGGCATATCCTTGTGTTACCTATGCTATTATTATGGATAGGGACAATGTTTTTAATGAGACTATAAGCACGGGTGAAGTTACTGGAACATATTTTCGTGTTACAATACATAGCAAGAGTTCGAAAACAGAAGAATCAGATAATATAGAAGCAAGAATTAAGACGCTATTATATGGACAGAGAATTTTGGACACGAGCAAGATAATTTGTTATAGTTGTTTTAGAGACAATCTTAGAGAGCCCATCAAAGACCCAGAGTTGCTAATTTGGGTAACTCCTGTAAGATATAGAGTTGTATGGGCAGTTAAATAGGAAAAAGTTGTAGTAAGGAGGTAATATGACAACAAAAGTTAAAGTATCCCAGAAACCACGCGGAACCCTAATAAAGAAGCCAACGTATCTGCTTGAAATGGAGGCAAAGTGGAAGAGATGGACAAAGATAGACGACCCAGAAGCGTTCGAAGCATTAAAGGACTTATCGGGCGATTTGTTCAGCGAATTAAGAAAGCTGGAAGCTCAATTGTGCAAAGAAATAGAAAATAGGGAACTCCCAGAAGACTTTAAAGAATTCACAAAAGCTCGCATAAGTGATACTTGGAGAGATATTATTGGGCACCAAAAGATTGGTTTGGATAAGTTGTGTATAGTCATTCGTAAATACATAAAAGAAGAACCGACAGAGGATAAGTAATGTCAAGAAAAAAACGACCATACTCAAAATATTCTAGGAAATCTGAAGTTACTACAGAGGAAGGTGTGTTAAGTTCTAAAGATGGGCGTGTCAATGAGAAATCTAAACCAGAACCACCTATTGAAAAACCACGCCGTTCTAAAGTAAAATATAGAGAAGTAGTCTATGTCGGTACTGCTGATAAATCTACTACTAATGGGGCAGTCACGGGTAAATCTTATGAATTCTTTAGAGATACATTTGGTATGCCCAAATCTACCAAGGTAGACGAAAAAGACTATATGAGTATAATATCTATTAAAGGTAAAGGATGTGCTCGCAGAGACCCTAACGCTTTGTATATGTCTAAATACGACTGGGACCTAGACATTCAAAAAGCCAAGGTAGCGAATAGGTAAAGTAATAGTCATAGAATAAGAAATAGGTTAAGTTCCCTTTTTAGTTGATTTTTGAAGGAGGATTCTATCTATGGCTGCTACAATCACCACAAACAATATTAACGTAGGTGGTGCCGAGGTCAGAGTTGGGGGAACAGTCATCGCCGACGTTGGAAATGCTAGTTGGTTTGATGTTAGCCCTGCAGGAACCGATATCGGTTGTACCGAAGGGGGAGTAACAGTTACTTACTCTTTGGAAACTTCTGATATCTTCTGTGACCAGGTTACCGTACCCGTTGATGTTGCTATAACTGGTGAAACAGCTACTGTCGAATTCTCGATGTTAGAATCAACGGCTGAAAATATGAAGTTGGTACTTGGCTCTTTTGCCCAATCTGAAGATGAGGGTGGGGTCGCTTACTGGCTCGCTGTTGGTGGTATTAATACCATCACTTATCAGCCGCTGGAACTTGAAATCATAGACAATGATTCAGGCTTCCTTACTACTTGGACATTCTTTAGAACTGTCTCAGGTGGTATCGATGCTAACTTCGAGCGTGAGAATCCAACTGCTTTCGGTGTGACCTTTACTTCATACGCGGATACAACACACAGCAGTGGGAAACAGCTGTTTCAGGTTAGACAAAATAAGGTCTAACACCGAATAATATAATCAACAATAGTTTTGTTGAGGAGTAGGAAATATGTCTGAAAGTAAAATAAAGACTACTGCTGAAGTTGTGCTTGATGGAAAAACAGTTACCATTCACAAACTAAAGGCAGGTAAATTCTATGAAGCCCAGAAATTAATTGCTGGGATACTTAGTGATGTGTCAAAACTGACAACAGCACTTCCTAAACCAGTAGAACCTCCCACAGATAAACCTGTGGAAAAAGGTAAAGGTAAGGGCAAAGCTTCTGTGAAAAAGAAGGGCGAAGTCGCTCCAAAAGAGGATAAAGCCCCAGACATAGAAGGGTTAGATTTGGCAAGTGTCGTCAGCCTTTTCGAGAATTTTCCACGTCAAATTGCTGAATTTGTAGCCATCTGTGTCAATATGGAAACAAAAGATATACTAGAAAAAGCATATCCAGAGGAAATTAGTGAAGCGTTTGCCGTTTGTCTCGAACTGAATAATGTAATGGAGAACCTAAAAAACTCCGTAGCCCCTATTGGAAAGCTGGGGGCAAAGTAGAAAGTTCAACTCGACTACCACAAGTTGACTTCATTACATGGTGCATAGACGTACTTGCCTCCCGCTACAGCTGGACGAGGAAGTATTGTCTAGAGGAACTATATTGGGAGGAATTTTGGGAACATATCGTTACTGCCGCTAATTTTACGGCAGAAGAAAGAAGCGCTGAATTTAGATTTCAGTTTATGCTTCGTGCCGATAAAAAAGCTATGGGCAAGTGGAAGGATTTGCCTGTTCCATTCCCTCCTAGGAAGAAAGATACGCCAACAGAAGTAAAAAAGGATGGTGTATCCCAATTACCCACTAACCTCAGACATCTAGTACAGACCCCTAACAGCGTAGCACCCAATAAGCAGGATATGGAGTAGCTATGCCAGAAAGAACTGTAGGCGAAATTTTCATAAAAATAGCAGGAGATGCCTCCTCTTGGTATAAAACTATTGCAAACGCTCAAAAAGCTATTGCTAAGTTTGTTCTGGAAGCAAAGAAAGCCAAACTAGACTTGTCCGAAATGTCTTGGGAGGAAATTCTTAACTTAAAGGGTTTAGAGGGAGGACTAGGAAAAGCCCAAGAAAAGATGGTTGAGAGTCTAAGTGTTGTGAGACAAGAACTTGTTGACCAAGGCGAAGCACTAACTATTAATCAAAAGGGAATTGCCAGATTTACAGCAGAAACGGTCGAATCAGAGTCACGTCTTCTAGAATTTTCAAAAAGTATAAAAGGTGTATCACGTCAACTTTGGCTTCTTACAAAAGGTCTTGAACAAATAGGTAAAGCCTTCACAGCCGCATTTACAATTCCACTCGCAGGTATTGCCACAGCAGGAATAAAAGTAGTTGCTGATTGGGAAGAAGGACAAAAAAGACTCCAAGCAACCGCCCACATAACCGCAGAAGAAGTAGAAAACCTAACTAAACAAATTAGAGAAATGGCTTTAGTAATGCCTGAATCCGTTAAGGAACTTCAAGCGGTAGCTATTGCTGTTGCTGAAGTAGGAATTAGTACCAAAAACCTAGAACGTTGGACGATTGCTGTTGCAAAAACTGTTAAAGTTTTTGGAGACCTTTCACCCGAAAAGATAGCCGAGATATTTGTTGGTATTTCAAAAACATTTGGCATTGCTGAGGAGAATGTAGAACGAGTCGGTTCATTATTGAGAAGAGTAGCAACAGAAACTGGTGCTGATATGACCGACCTAGGAATAGCAATGCTTCGTACTGGGGACTCCATAGAACTTACGAATCTAGGGCTTGTTGAACTAGCTACCTTATTAGGAATTATTACTCCAATTACTAGCACAGCCACTACCACAGGTCGTCAATTTGCGGCGATGGTTAGTACTATGTATAAAAACCTAGATGCTATGGCTAGTCAAATGGGTATTAGTAAGGAAGCTTTGAAGGGGATGATTAGTGACGATTTAATAGAAACACTTTTTACATATGTAAATGGGCTAAAAGCTGTAGGAGATGAAGAAACTATTAATGCGGCAATGCTTGAAATCTTTGGTGAGGTTGGTAAAAAAACACTACTGAACTTAACTGATGCACAAGAAGAATATAGAAAAGAGTTAGAGAAAAACCAAGAGGTATATAAAAATGGAATACTGCTAACAGAGGATTATTTAATAACTACGAATACACTGATTAGCCAATTTAAGATATTTAAAAACGCTATCTTGGAGGTTTCAAAAGTAATTGGAGATGACTTAGTAGAACCTGTTAGAAAAGCTCTGCAGGTAGTTATAAAGTTTACTGTTACCTTAGCATCTCTTTGGTTAGCCCTACCAAATTCAGTTAAAAAAGTAATAATCCAGTTCAGTTTGTTTCTTGCAGTACTAGGTCCTGTTGTCCTTGTTATTACAGCCATATTTAAGGTTGTAGGTGGAGTAGTAACAATACTATCCAGCCTTGTTGGTGTAATGATAAACGTCAAAAACCTAGTTGTACTTCTTGGACCAATATTTGCATCGTGGGGGTCTGCACTTGCTGGTCTAGCTGCTGGTGGTGTAACAGTACTTGTTACAGCTCTTGGTGAGTTTATTCTAATTGCAGGAGCCGTCGTACTCGCCGCTATATTAATAGCCAAAGCTCTTAAAGCAATATGGGGTCTTTTAGATGATTTATTCAATATTTCCGAAAAGATTAAGAACGCCCTTGGTATAACAGACTTTGCTGAAAGAATGAAAGCAGCTACCTCAAAGATAAACGGTGAATTGGGAGAGCTGAACACCGCACTCAAGGATTTTATAAGCAATGCGGATGGAGCAACAGAAGCAGCATCGGGATTAGCCGCCAGTATGGCAAAATGGGGAGACGAAATAATGGAACGTTTCCTATACGGCTTCCGAGATGCAGACTTTTCTATTCTCGATGATGCAATGAGAATTGTTGAGTCGTACTTTAGTAACCTAGAAGCCGCTGGACAAGCATCTGCCGATAATGTTTTAGCAAATACATTACAGGCAAGAAGAGAGCTTGCAAAGGCAATTTACGAAGTTAAACTCCTTGGTAGTGTAACTGCTAGAACAAGACAACAACTTGAGAGATTAGTTGGTTCTGCAAGGGTAGATTCAATACTAAAGGAGCTAACTGCCGCTCTAAGGGTAGAAGAACTACAAGAAGGTATAAACAAGCTAACTGATGATATTAAATACCGTAGAAAGCAACTAAAGAAGGAAACGGATGTTATTGAGAAAGCTATTAAGGAACGGGAGGATGGGTACGACTCACAAATAGAAAGTGAGGAGGAAATCCTCGGAGTTCTACAAAAGAGAAAGAAGGAAATGGAAAGGCGGCACCGTGTTGCGTTAAAAGCCGCAGAAGATGAAGTAGAAATACTTGAAGAAGAGCGGGACCTTTGGAAAGATAGACTAGATACTCTTAAAGAGAGTAATGAGCTATTCATCGACGGGTTAGAAGAACAAAAAGACATCTTACAAGACAGTGTAGATGATTCAAAAGACGCGTTAGACGACCTAAAAGATTTAAGAAAGAAAGAGGTTGATACCGCAGAGGGAATGTTGGACTTTGCCAGAATGAATCTGGAGGCGGCAAGGAATCAGTTAAAGAAAGAAAAAGTACTAGGTAGAGATGAGTTTGATGTTTCATTTAGAGCGGCGAAGGACCGTACAGATGTCGCCCAGGACCAAGTTGATTTAGCTTACGCGGCATACCTAAGAACCAAGAATCTATATAAGAAGGATGAGAATATACTGGAAGACCAGCTTAAAGCAGATAAGGAAATACTTGAAATTAAGAATGATGAGATAGCGTTAGCTCGTCGTACTGCTAAAGCAGAGGAAAAAATATTAGAAGAACGGCTTACTATAGCTACAAGTAGTTTAGATGATGCTAAACAAGCTTTGGATGATTTCAAAGATATTCAAAAAGAAGAGTCCGAGATACTCGAAGATGAGATTGATGTACACAAAGACCGACTCGATGATTTGAAAGATAGTAGAGATGAGATTATTAAAACACTACGTGAGGAAAAAGACGCTCTTAATGAGAAATATGATAAAGAAATAGAAATACTAGATGGGCGTTTAGAAGCCGCAGAGGGTTCTTTGGAGTCGGTAAAGAAAGCATACGACTTAGAAAAGAACCTTAACGAGCAAAGATTAAAGCTGGAACAGGCACGTAATAAAGCAATAGCCGATGCTGTCACAGAATATGCGAATATAGCTACTAGTAAGGATGAGGGACCTCTCGCCAGTTACCCACCCGAATATGCCGCAAGGTCTCCTTTAGCCTGTTATATAGACGATGTTGCAGATGCTAAAGTAGCAGTTAAAGAATTTGAAGAATCCGCAAAACCTATTATGGGTACTTCCCTTCTTGATGTTTGGAAAGAATCCCTCAACGAGTTCCTTAACACAGATTGGGGAGGTAAGTTGGATGAGTGGGCGAAAAGGACTTTCAAACCAGCATTGAATACCATTAGTACATGGGTCAATGACATTAGTACAAAATGGAGAGGTCTAAAAGAAAGTGTTTCTAACAGCGTTGATAATCTTGTTCGTAATGTAGTTTATAAACTTTATGAAATGAGAAACCAAGCTAATGATGCACTTTGGTCAATGATACATTGGGTTGAGGATAGACTATATAATATCTCAAATAAATTTTACGATATGAGAAACAGAATCAATGACGCTTTGTGGTCAATGATTCATTGGGTAACTGATAGATTTAACGATATGGTTAATTGGATTCGAGGACCAATTGATAGCATAAAAAACCTAATAGATAGAATTAGTCCATATTTCCACACCTCTCCATCCCTAGTTGAGCAGGTAGATAAGGGGCTAGAGGAAATTAAGAAAATGTATGGGCAAATGGAGGGTGTTAAGAATATCAACCTAGGTGAATCCGCCCTAGGTCCTGTTAGTAACACACGCACAGTTGCGGGGGTACAGGGGGCTATTCAGGGAGTAGCACAAGCAGGAGGAGCCGAACAAGCACCAGCCCAAGTTATTAACTTCAACCCTGGTATGATGATGGCAACGCAGGGAGAAATTAGAGAATTTGCAAGAGTATTAAAACCTTATCTTGAAATGGAGGAATCACGCAGAG